CGCCGCTCAATCTATAATGCAAAACGCTTAATTTATTGAGCAGGGCGCAACTATGGCAACACTCACAACCCTGGAAACCTGGCTTCAACTTCCCAACGAGAGCACGCGGGCCTACACGGCGTTTGCGATTTACCGCGACCTGGGCAACCAGCGCAGCCTTGATGCCGTTGCCGAACAGACAAAGCTCGGGAAAAGAACGGTCGCCAGATATTCAGCCGATCACAACTGGACCGGCCGCGTCAGGGATTTCGATCTGAATCAGCATCGGCGGGCGCAGGAAATCTTTGACGATGAAATTCGCAAAGAGGCCAGAGAGGAAGCCGAGAAATGGCGCAAACGGCGCGCGGAGTTTCGAGAGAAGGCGTTTGCCCTCGGCGAAAAGTTTCTCGGCCGTACAGAAGAAATGCTGAAGTTTCCATTGCAGGAAATGAAGCGCAAAGACGAAGACGGCAAAACCACGATCATCTTTACGCCGATTAGGTGGAACGCCAATTCGATTGTCCATTCCGCGCGCATCGCACAAGACCTGATGATCTTGGCTACCGGCCTCTCACCCGGTAGCCATCCTCTCGACGAACTCGACTGGGACAAATTATCGAGTGAAGACCTCGAAGCCATCCTGCGGGACTCGTCCGTCAAAATCGACAAGGACAAATTTCAATGACCTCACGACAGCTCATTGCCTTCAACAACCCGCTCTTCTCGTTGTTCCAAGTGACGGGCAACACGATGTACCGAGAGGATCGGCTTTTGTCCACCGGCATCTTTTTCTCGACTTATCTGACGGTCCACGCCTTTGAACATCCTTTCAGCTGGCACGCCTCGGCGGGCTTCGTACGCTCAATCAATGCGGTCGGCAACGCGCCAGGCGTGGCGATTCCGGTCATTGAATGGACGGATGAGCAGAAGGTTTTAGCAATGAACGAGGTAGCCAGCATGCTGCAGGGCATCGGCGAGCGCGACGGCTCGGAACTCTGGCACAAGGCTCAAATTCTCACGATCAGTTTTCAGGCGTGGCGGCGGATGTCTGCCGATGAATATTTACAGACCACGCGCCACCGGGCGGCGGTAGCGCCAGCGTGTACCGAATTCCCAGATGCATGGGAGCCGCGTCAACGAATCATCCGGCCCGGTCACTGATATGAAGCTCGGAAAATTCAAAATCACCCTGATCTTTCGACCTTACGATTTCAGGATCGGCCCCTACTGGGATTTCTTATCGCGAGCGCTCGACATCTGCCTATTGCCAATGCTGGCGATCAGGATCGAGCGCCGCGGCCCCGTCGCGCGTTTCTTCGATGGCCTACCGGCGATGCGTGTCGTCTACGGCCAGCGAAAGAACCCGGGGCAGAAGATGTTTGTCGCCTTCAGCGAAGGCGAAATTCTTAAGCTGTCCAATGTGTTAATCGATGGCGAGCCTATCAATAGCGTTATTGAGGGGATGATCGCTAACGTCAACCAGCAAATCACAAAGCGAATAATGGGAGATGGTATGGATTCAACCGTAAATGCGGCGGCTGTCGCGCAGGCTGCGACCGGCGCGGAACTGGCGAAGGAGAGCGAGCCTAAAACGCTTATCCAAAAGGTTCGCACAAAAGGCAAGAGGTTTCTGGGCCGGCTCAAGAAAGGGATGAGCATCGGGATGCCGCCGATAACTGCCGCGGACAGTCGGGAGCGCATCGGCATTCGGCTCAGGGGGCGCAAAAAGAAAATCCGGATCCTCGAACAGAAGCTAAAGCGCCGCCAGGTCATCAGAGACGCGAAGGGCGGAAAGGGCGCGCCGCGCCTCAATGGCGAAGCGTGTGATGCGGCGCTCAGGGCCGCCGGACTGAAGAAATAGGAGGGCACACATGACACCTGGTCAATATCAAGCTGCGATCGTTCTTTTGGGGATAGCGCTGGTCTGCGCGGTCATCATTATTCGAAATCTCGCGCGCAAACGAGATGAGGAAGCTTTCCCGGGCAAGGTCGATAAAACCGAGGGTGGCGAAACAATGTACGGCATCCCCGAGAATGAATATATAGCCTTGCAACGGCTCTCGCTCGCTGCCACTGATTACATTGCCTATAAACGTGAAATAGCCAGCAAGCCTTATGACCCTGAAGCCAGAAGAAAGCACCACAATTTATACGCGGAACTTGAGAGAGCCGCTGTCAATCTCAACCGGGTGCAAAGAGGCGAGTAATGATGTGCGGCGATCATTTTGGAGTCAGTGTGCGGGCAAACAAAAACACCTCACTGAAGGCGAGGCCGACCGCCGCAGGGCATCGATCCTGCGGCGCTGGCGAAGCGGCCCGCTGAGCGTCTATCAATGCCCGTACTGCGGCTTTTGGCACGTCGGCCGCACCCCTCGGGACCTGCGCAACGATCAGTCTGATTCTCAATCTTCACCGTCCACCGAGAATAGAAGCGGTAAGCAATGAAGCTCCGAACGACCTGGGAGCACCGTTCCCGGTTTAACTGGCACAGCAAAGCACATGCTCGAGCTGCGCTCATCAGGCGTCAGGAGATATTGCAGCGCGCAAAAGCGCCTCAGCCTGAGGCCGAAGAGGCGGCGCCAGCAATCCCGCGGTATGAATGGGCGCATCTATTTAGGCGGATAGACGATCAGCCTTTCTCTCTCGTCAGGTTTCGGCCCCTCGAAGAAATTTACAAAGACGATCATCCGCTGATTTGTGTCATTAAGCCGGCGCAGGTCGGTGTCAGCGAGTACGCGATCAGCTACACCGTTCACGGAATGGTTGAGGGGTATAAGGAATGGTCGCGACAGGTCGGCATTCCGAAAAATGGTATCAACGTCGGTTATTGCTTTCCGACAAAACAGGCGCTCAGCGATTTCGCAAAAGAGCGCTTCGCCGGCCTTAAACGTGAGAGTGAATATCTCGCAGCGCTCTTCGCTGATTCCGAATTCGATGATATCGGATTTAAGCAGTTTATGAATTCGCATCTGTACCTTCGCGGGGCATGGTCTGAAGAGGCGCTGCTATCGTTTGCGGCTGACATCCTTATTCTCGATGAATTCGATCGGATGGACCCGGCCGCCGTCGAGCTTGCGCGAAAGCGCCTCCGGCAAAGTGTGATCAAACGCCAGCTGTGCATCTCAACGCCGACGATGCCGGAGAAAGGCATACATAAGCTTTACCTTCAATCTGACCAGCGCACGTGGGAAGTGCTTTGCAAGGCCTGCGGCTTATATTGCGAGCTGGATTATTTTCGCGACGTTCGTGCGGACGGGCGCGACTATGAAGAGTGGAAAGAATGGGATGACCTGCCAATAATCAAAGCAAAGTGGTCTGTTCACTGTCCAGCTTGCAAGGAACCTATCGACCGCTTCGGCCCAGGTCGATGGCGTGCGAAAAACCCTGAGGTTGATTTATGGCACGGCTACCAAGTGCCGGCGCTTTGCTTTCCTTCGGTCAAACTCGAAGAGCTGGGCTTGCTCGCAATATCAGCCGATCCGACCGTCAAGACGGAATTCTATCGGTCAGACCTCGGTTTGCCGTATGCGCCCAGCGATGCGCGAATCTCCGAAACTATGTGGAGAGCGCTGGCCGATCATTATGACGATCGCTTTTTCCAGACTACCGAATGGACGAAAACGACGATGGGCGTTGACGTCGGAGCGTATCTCAATTACCGGATCGAAGGAACGGCCAGCGACGGCCGGCGCTACATTCGGGCGATGGGAAAGGTGAAGAAGTATGACGATCTGACGAGCATTATGAAGCAATACAAGGTGAGAGCTTGTGTGATTGACGCTCATCCGGAGCTGCATAAAACCGCCGAATGGGCCGAGAAGTTTAAGGGTCGAGTCTGGCGCGCCTATTATCCGACCGGCGTCGCGGCGCTATCAGGCAAGTTGTATGTCCTCGGCACCAGCGAAGAGCGGAAGAATCAGACGGCGGCCGAGAAGCGAATACACAAAGCCAAGGCCGAATTGCAGACTCAGGCGATTGATACCGATGTTGTTCAAATCAATCGCACAATGGCGATGGATCGAGTCTTCAGCCTGGTCGCTGAATCGAGGTTGATCTGTCCGCCGGAGTACACGAATAGTCCGGAAATCATATCCCAGATGCGAGCGCCTACCCGCGAAATCATCAATACCACGCATCGGTTTACGCGATGATCGCCCTTGAACTCATTCCGAAGGGAATCCCCGGCATACTGGGCCAGGGCAAGGCGAAAGGGTGGACGCCGCCCATTTAAAATGTTAAATAGTAACTGCGGCAATTCTTACAAAGTGCGGGCAAACCTTTTAGAACAAGGGAGAAATCCGCATGAAAAAAGTACACCTACCGAAGCCGATTGACACCAAAACCGGTGCTCAAGAATGTTCAAGATGCGGCATCGAACTGCATCGCATCAGTCCAAACGCCTTCCGAGACAATCCCAAAGAAATGGCGGCAGCTGCGCTGAGCGTCGATAACGAATTCGCCTTCAACCCGCTGGCGATCTTCGAAAAGAACGTCGCGTCTCTGCCTGAGGGCTTTGAGCGCTGCAAACCTTCCGCCCCCGCCGCGGAAGCGAAAAAGAACGCCTGACCGCCTTCTAGCGCCACACGCTACGCCTCACACCGCGAGACAAGGGGAATATGCTTATCCAGACCTTAGGGCTTGATGGCTGGGTACCGCCTGAGTCACGGCGCACCCAATTGCGCCGGGCGATTCAGGATGTAGTTCGATTGCCGGTCGCCAGGCGTGGCCGGCAATCTGTTGATGAGCCGGGCGACTTTCTCCGCGCCAGTCTCGCCACATTCCGACCGATCGCCGACACAAAGCAATGGCGTGATTATGATCTTGATGCGCGGTCATTCGAGCGAATGCCCCTGTACAAGATCATAGATATGATGGCGGATGTGTCGCCGGAAATCAGCCGCGGGATCTGGGATTTCCTGCGGATGGTTAACCCGGGATGGAAGCTGAAAGTTTACAAACTCGATACGGAGACGGCCCCGGAGACGCCGGCGGCCAGTCGGGCAAAGGATCCGGAGCCGCCTGACGATTCGAAGCCGAAGACTGAGCAGGCGCAGACGGGCAATCAGGAGCGTGAAGAAGACGCCGCGTCGAGCGAATACCTGAATGCTTTTATGGCTCAACTTCGCGAGCTGTACGGCTCGCCGAATGTGGTCATAAATAAATTGATCCTCGGCGGATTCCTGCGCGGCGGATTCCTCGCGGAAATGATTCTCGACGCCGGCGCATCGCAGGCTGTTGACCTGGCAACGCCAGATCCGCGCACCCTCGATTGGCGTCAGGTTGAAGATCCGATCCGCGGTCGAGTTTGGCAGTTTGGTCAATACCAAGGGTCCGAATTCGTAACGCTCTCGGTTTTCCCGACGATCAAATACGTTCCGATCGATGCGCTGCCAGGTAAACCGTACGGCCGCGCGCCCGTCCATCCGGCTCTTTTCCCGACGCTCTTCCTGATCAGCCTGCTACGCGATCTGAAGCGGGTTGTTTCCCAGCAGGGATACCCGCGCATCGACCTGGCCATCTCGGTCGAGAAAATCACGGCCGCCTTTGCCGATAAGCTACCCGACGATCCTGACGCGCTTAAAGACGTCATCGAAAAGATCATCACCGAGGTTACGAGCGTATTTTCCAGCCTCGAACCTGATGACGCCTATGTCCACACGGATATGGTTACGGTCAACAAGCCGGTCGGCGCGGTCGATTCATCCTCGCTCGGCGCCGTCGATAAGCTCGTATTGATTCTCGAAAGAATGATGGTCAGGGCGCTGAAGACGATGCCCTTATTGATGGCCGTCGCTGAGGGCACGTCCGAAGCGAATGCCAATAGGCAATGGGAGATTTACAGCGCGGCGATCAAGTCTGTTCAAGAGCTGGTGCAAAGCCTTCTCGAAGGTCTGTTCTCAGTCGCGCTGCGCGCGGCCGGGTTGCAGGGCGTTGTCGAATTCCGATTTGAGCAGCTCAGGGCCTCGGAAGAGATGCGCGACGCCCAGACTGAGAAACTGCGCATCGATAACGCGAAGGCGAAGTACAACGCCGGCTGGATTACCCAAGATGAGGCCTCGATCGAGGTCACTGGCCATCCGGCCGCCGAAGAAGAGCCGCGGCTTGGGATGCTTAACAGTGAGCAACAAGGATCGAGCGCCGGCGTCGCTAATCCGCTCACTGCCCAGCCTGAGCCTGGTGAGAATCGGGAGCTTGAGAATCTGGCGTTGCTTTGGCGGATGCTTATGAAATCGGATGCCGATCGGATGCGGCGCAACGCCACTGTCACGGCCGCAATTATGACGACGCCTCTGACTGAACCGGCGGCGGGCCAGATCGCCGAGGCGTCGGAATATTGGGACCGAAACGTAGACGACCCAGATGCCAAGGGCATCGTTAACTCTGAATTGGAGACAGAATGAAGCAGATTGCAAGTGCGGATATTCCTAATAGTGTTATTAGCCAGGCAAAGGACCGGCAGAAGCATTTGATCGAGCGCGCGGAGGATACGGCGACAAATCTTATCGGCACTGAAAAACGGCTCATCGAGGTAAGGGAGGAATTGACCCGTTACGTGGCCGAGCTGCGCCCGCTCACCAGATTTTTAGAGCACGTCGCCGATGGGTCAAATGAAGGTGGAGTGATAGGCCAGATATGCGATCGCGTTGAGAAGGCGATCAGTAATTGGATGGACAGAGACGCTATCAGGCGCGCCAGTAGTCGCATCCGCAATATGTATTTGGACACCTCATCTGGTGAGGCCGAAGTTGCTCAGGGTAGCGTTCTCGGCGAGCTGCGTAATTGCATTGAGCAATTATATGGAAAGATCGATACCGCCGCGCCTGGCGAAGTGCTTATGGCGGGCGCTCAAGAGAATCCCGGGCCTGTGGTAGCGGCTGTTGCCGGTCAAGAGGTGAAAGGGCCTATAGATCAGATTGTGGTTGAAGGCGAAAAGGAAATCGCCGCGCTTAAGATGATCTGCGAACTGGCGATGCGCTCGATCATTCTTGAGCGTCGGATGATCGCCGACAATGAATATGTCCTCCCGGGGTTGACAGTTGGACAGACACGCCAAGTCTTGAACGTGATTTCAGTAATTCAGCGGTGAAGAGAAAAGTAAATTGGCATACCGCTCGAACAAAACGCGACCTGGAAAGATTGTATAAATCTCTGATTCCAGCGCTGCGAGAGGTCGCGCGTAAAAGCGGCTATGCGATCGGCATCCACGGCTCATTAAGACGCGACCTTGACCTGATTGCAGTGCCTTGGACGCCGAAAGCTGTACGACCTGATCTGCTCGCGCGTCGCCTGCAAATCGCCGCTTGCGGCTTGTATGAGCGACCGCCGCGTTGGGTTCAAAAGCCTCACGGCCGGATCGCTTGTTCATTGATGATCGGTATGAAGGCATATATCGATCTGTCGGTAGTGCCGGGCCAATTTTGACGCAATGCCCGAATTCATCTTTTCAAAACGGACTGGCCAGTACCGCTTCAAGTCGAGCGGAAAGGCTGTCACTCAAGAGCGCCTCAGTTCTTGGATTGATCAGG